TACCGGCAGTAAAGTAGTCTCCAGGGAACGTATTGACAACGTGATAACATCAAGAAAGTTGCTCCACATACCACCAAGGGTCTTAGACTGCTTAATCATAAGATTAGCAAAGCGACCACCTTCACTTGACATACGGCGAAACGCTTCCTTAACCTGATCAAAGCCAATAGTACCTTTAGACACCATCTCCTTTACGGCACCTTCAGTTGTATTAAGCATCTTAGCAAGCTCAGCTAATAACGGTACACCGGCTACCGCAAAGTCACGGACCTCCCTTCCTGTCAAACGAGCTTGCGCCCGGACTTGACCGAAATTCAAGGCTAACCTTGATATTGGTACACTAAGACCTGCAGCAATATTACCAAGCATTTGCAACTCGTCAAGCACAATATCAGCACTTGACCCCATGGCAAGTAGTTGCTTTACAGTAGGGCCTATCTCTTTTATCTCAAAAGGTGTCTTAGCTGCAAATTCAAGCATGTTAGTAACAAGCTGGTCCGCTTCCTCTGCGTTACCAACCATCGTTTCAAAAGCAACGTTCATCTGCTCAAAGGTGCTGAGTGTACCCGCTATCTTTGCCCCAAGGAACCCAAAAGGTAAGGTGAACATAAACGTCATACGTTGACCCAAACCTTGCATCCTACGTTGTAAAGCGGTTACCTTTGCTTCAGCGGCGTTCCACTGAGCTTCACTGACCCGAAAGCCTATTAGGTTTATAAGCTCACGTATTATCATTATGTCAATCCCATTTCATTAGGATTACCACCAGCCTCTTTTACAAGAAATACAAGAGCCGTTTTTATAACAAAATAGTCCTCACGAACCTTACATTCTTTTTCATGAATTTTTATTTCTTTTGTTATACTTTTCTGGTGATCTATATCCCTATGTGTTTTTATACCAAGTACAACTTCGTTTTTTACTGCTTTATTTTTTGACATAACGGTAATAGCAAATGTCAATGATGATGAAAAAATTGCAACAAGACAACCGACCAAAACTCCAACCATTATAGGATTCATCGCTTCTTTCCCTTCTTGTCAAGTAGAATCTTTTCCACCTCGTCTTTAAAGTTTAACAACTCATTAGCCTTTTGTATATCGTCAACCGTCCAGTGGGTATCAATCTCCTTTAAAGTCGCTATCTTGTGTACTACTAACCTCCAGATTGGTAACTCGTCAATTACCTCTTTATCTAAGAGTCCTGTAAGTTCTCTGATTCGAGCGGCATCTGTGCTATCCTCTCCTTCACTTTCTCTATCATAGCGCCAATACCGCCTTTTCCGAAAAAATTGTTTACGTCAATCACCCAACGTAACACCTCGAAAAGCATCTGATAGTTACCAGCGAACATAAAGTCGAAATTAGCCGATTTGGTCATATCCTTATTGTCAAGCATAGTATGACCCATAAGCTCTTTTATAAGCTCAATAACTTTCGATTCTGTCAAGTTGGTTAGTAGGTGCTCAACCATTTTGCTTGTGTCAAGGTCCATTGATTTAACAGACTTAACACCAGACATTAATGGCATAACAAGACGAGCGAGTTTTGTTTGTAGCTTGATACCACGTGTACCAAGGAACTGAGAGGTAGTCCCCGCTACCTCATTGTCCTCTTGGTCATGAAATACTTTATCAAAAGTTTTCACCTTTTGTTCCGACATCATAAACCTCCGTATGAAAAAAGTTTACTTATGCTGTTATGAGGGCTGTTCAGGGTTACTTCCCACCGTGTAAAGCAGTTCGGCAAGATCAAAAGCCCATTCCCTGTTTGTTATCTCCTTTGCCAATTCGGTGTTTGGTTTCTTGACGCACCATGCAGCAGGAGCAGTAGCGATAGTAGTACCGTTAAAGTCCTTAAGAAGCATTGGTATAACACCGTCATTTGAAGTCTCGTCAAGCTCCGCTATAGCCGACAGGTAGTCGTTTGACGGGCTTGTTTGCTTCAGTGTAATTGTCAAGCGGCCTGATGTATCATTACTCTTTGCCCTCGACACATTACCATCCGCACCGGAGACCTTAGAAAACATATCCTCCGAACGTTCAAGGAGAATACCTGTACCATCAGCAAAGCCCTGGATAGGGACACCACCCATAATGAGCTTGTACTTTTTAAAATCGTACGTACGTACACCCATGTTTATCTCCTTTTGTAAAGCTTTATTTGTTTATGTTAATTTACAGAGTAACAGTACCTTCAACCTTTACCTTATGAATAGCACCAGCTAACCATGCAGTAAACTTGACGTTCTGTAAAAACCTGTCCGCTTTATCCTGTGTCGGTATACTTGACAGAGCAGGAACCTCAATAAAGTAGCCACCAATCCGCTCTTTCGAAGTCGGGTCAAAAGCATGGGGGCTAAAGAGACCATTTGCTATTCCTATGTCAAGTACCGTTGCAATAGCACTTTCCACAGAGGCAATACCTTCCTCAGTATACGGAACCTTAGGCTGATTTACAAGAAGAGAATAAATACTCTCCTGTATACGTGCCTTGGTCCAATCAATACCGACCATGATATCATAATACTCACCTTCAGCAACCGTGCCATAACGAGTAACGTTAACGCCACCTATCTCCTGGTACGTATTAACGTTTTTATCATGTGCGTTCTTTGATTGTGTAGGTGTCAAGTCGATAACGGATACGTTGGAAAGCTGTTTATACGCACCTGTATAGGAACCAGGGGTATACGTTGCTATAGTACCAAGGAAACCGGCATCAGGATAAACGCTGGACGCTGATTCGCTATGGTAAAAAACACCTGCCCTGTCGTTCGACTCATCCTTAAGCTCTGCGCCGATTGACGCATACTTAATGGTTATGTTCGCCTGTGAAACGCCACCGGTTACCAGGGCGTTTTCGATAAGGATATTTACGCCAGGGGAACTGATACGGACTTTTCTGTTATCAGCATCGCCATAAAGCTCAGCGTCAACACCTGTCATACCGTCAAGCGCAGTAACCAGGTCATCCATGGTTGTATCATGGTCTGTGTTAAACGCTACCTGTGGCATGGACACTGAGTTGACATCCATATCAATAAGGTTACCGGTTATTAGGTCCGCATCAAAGGCTATTACACATTTTGTCAATGAATCGTTAGCATCGGTCTCGTTTATGATGGCCAGGTCGTCAGAGCGAATAGCCGCTATCCTCTCATTAGACAGTACCCATGCCGCTAATAGGTCCTGGTCTGCTTCCTGGTTACTGGTGATACATACCATATAAAAGTCCGGCTGTTCAAGGACTATGGCGTTAAGGGATTCAATAAGGTTAGCATCACCCCCGTCAATTCTTCCTATTGCAACTCTTTCAGGCCGTGGACTCTGACCAAAAACGACCTCAGCCATTTTATATTCAGGGTCATTTACACCACCTGTCAAGTCTAATGCAAGACTCGATAAGTCAGTGTAATACTGGAGCCGACCAGCAAAAGAGGCATTAGGACCGACAATGAGAATGGTACCAAAGCCAGCCCTTGATACCGATTGTGTCTCTCTTTCAATCGTTACCTGTACAATCTCGTCTAAGCTCATTAAAGATTACCTCCTGTTAAGGTTGTGGTTATGGGATATTTCCGATTTGTATTGTGTCAGTTATAGTAGTATCGTCTTCTTTTTTATACTCAGCGTCAACCTGGGCAGCTTCGATATTACCTACTCCTGTGTCAATTATTGATTTACCTATGCGAAATAAGAAGTCACCGTTTGCACGTGGTTCAAATTTAGTGTCAATAAGTTCTGTCAAATCAGTTATAGAACCAACAACTTGTACGAATACTACTCCAACAGCATCAAGTGCAGCAGTTACCGATTGTAAACGCATAGCTGTTTCAAAATGTTCCAGGTTAGTAACTGGATTACATCCGTAAAACTGAATAGGTACAACAAATTCACGGTCACCAAGTATCTCTGCTTCCCCTGAGCTATTTGGTTCGAGTAAAGCATCATGACCAATTGACACAAGAGAATTAAGGTCCCATGTCGCATATGGAAAGTTGGGTCTTGGTCTATCATTATACCGTTGCATAGCAAACGTAGCTTCAGTGTGCGTCTCAAGTAAAGTTTTAAAAACCGTATTTATTGGTACTACGTCAATCATCTTGGTGTTGCTCCAAAGATTATTAAGTCCTTAGTAGTAACATCACTTGAACCTGATTTAGATGCTGTTAATTGTATAGTAAACTGAACTTCTGGAATAACAAATTGACGAGTAGGATTTTGTAAATCATCTGTTGGTCCACCATCACCAAAATCCCATTCCCATGATGTCGGGTCACCGTTGCTTGTATCTGTAAATTGTACTGTCCACGGTGGTTCAGTTTCAGGGTATATTGCCCAGACACCGGGTACTTCTTCAACAGCACCCTCAATATTAAATGACGCAACAACAGGGTCTTGTTGTGTATAAACACACCCTGATGCCGGTTGTAAACGTTGTACTATAGAGCGCCAGTGGTCTATAACGTCGTTACGCCATTTCCCGGTTTCAGCGCATTCATACTCCTCACCGAATATCTCAACTATATCCGGGTTACGGGTCTCCGAGGTCTCCACAGTTTGCAGAGGGTCGTCAGTCTCATAGTATAGGACGTACGACTCCCTACTACGCCTACCCTCCGGCAGGGAAAGCAACTCGTCTGCGGTAGCTGGTTGCTTGCTGCATTTTATAGTAAAACCAGTGCGGCCACCCTC